GCTATTTTTAGCCATTCATCTTCTGCATCTTCATTTTTCCAACCTGCTATACATGCACTTGTAACAATTACATTATCTTTAGGAATTTCAAATAGTATTTCATAATCCAATCTTGGTTTGTAATAATATCCATCTTCATTTGCTCTTGATAGTGCATAATTGATATCTTTTCTACCTTCAGCATTTTTAGCAACAATAATCATATGGCAATTTGCATTGTCTTTTGTAGTTCTTAAACTACCATCTTTATTTGTTAATTGTTCCCCTGTAACTTTATCTAGTACAGGATATTCTTTTAATCTATCTTTTACCCAATATGCTTCAGATGAATGAACATATTTTAAATTTTCATTTTCTGCAACTTTATATACATGAAACTGGTTGCCTTGAGAACCATGTTCTCCTGAGAATAAACATTTTGTTCCAAATTCATGTATTCGTTTAGCATAATTTTCAATAGGCTCTGCACAGTCTGCTTGGATAGCATTACTGAAATCTTTATGGCAATGATAATTTTCTAAATAAAGATGTTTTGAATATTCTTCTGCTGTATATGGGAATTTAAAATTTAATGTTGGAATAATGTTTTTAATTAATTCTATATAGTTCATTTTAATCTACCACTTTCACATCATCACAAATTAGTTTTAATACAAATTTTCTAGCAAGAAAGCCACTGTCTAGTGAACCACAGACTTGAATTTCATCATTCATTAAAGAATGGTCTTCCATTTCTTCAAAAGAACCTTTAAAATTCCACTTAATCATGAGAAGATAATCTCTAGGCTTAATAACTAAATGTTTATAGTCTGACATTTGACCAATGCCATACATATTAATATCTTTAACTAAAACTTTAATTTGTTTATGATTTGTGCCAGACACATAATCAATCTTTTTAATTTCATCAATCAGTTTTCTAGTTATGTCTTCAACAGATAATTCAATATCAACATCTATGTCTTGTTTTGGCTCAAGATGTACATTTGTTTCTATGTAATCAACAAAAGCATTAAAGTTTTCTTTTTTAATGGTGATACCACTGGCAAGTTCATGACCATCTGCTTGTGCTAATCCACTATCATTACATATTTTTCTGAAATCATCTACACCAATTGCTCTCATTGACCCAGAGTATGTATCACCTGTGTCTTTTAGTACAAGGATAGGTCTTTGATATTCTTCTAAAAGTTTATTACCAATTAAACCATTGACACCATATTCAACATCATTAAATACAATCATCATAGTTTTATCGAACATTTTATTGCATTGTTCATGAGCAGATTCCATGCATTCAGCAACAATTTCATTTTGTTCTTCTCTACATTTTTTTAATTCTTTAATATATGCAAGAACTTCTTTATTTTCATTTGCTAAAAATGCTTTCATTGCAATTTCATTTTTGAACATACGATTACTAGCATTTACAATAGGAGCAACACTGAAAGAAATTGCTGTACTATTAAATTCATAACCACCAATAATTTTTTTAATTGCAGGATTATTGATTTTACTTAAACCTTTATATGCAATATATCTATTTTCCATATTAGTCATATCAACCATATCTGCAATTAGTCCACAAACTGCTAAATCAGCAAGTTCATCTGCATAATTAGTATTAAATTCTGTATCTAAATATTTACAAAATTTCCAAACCACTCCTGCTCCAGACAATGCTTTATTCTGATATGATTCTCTTTGAGATGATACTAGAGTTACATAATCATCATAAGGAATATTTTCATTGATGGCATGGTGGTCTAAAATAATAATTTCTACACCTTTATCGTGTAAATATTTGTATTGTTCAATTGTGTTGTCTAAACTATCTACAATAATTAATAAATCTGTGTCATTAAAACGAGATAAGTCTTGTCCAACTAAACCATGTGCTTTACCTTCATTAATAGATGTTTCTATATTATCTGTAAAATTTTTTAAATATCTTGTCATGATTGTCCCAGAACTAATGCCATCTAAATCTGTATCAAAAAATACATGAATTTTATAATTATATTGACACGCAGTTTTAACTATTATTGATGCTCTCATAATCCAAGGCATAGATAAATATGGTAATAAATCATTTTGTGTTGGATTAAAAAAATGTTCTGGGTTATCAATACCTCTATTTTGAAGTATTTGTTCTATAATTTCTTCTTCATATAGTCCTCTACCATCACATAGGACATTATAATTCTTCTCCGTCAGTATCATCCCCTATCATTTTAATTTCAGTTTTCAAAATTCTTTCTAATATACATTTTCCCATATCAGAAGGAGATACTTTATCTGGATAATTTTTATTTTCATTATCCCAATATCCAATCTCAAATTCACTGAACCTAGAATAAGATTTAAGTATATAAATATTTCTCATGATAAAGTCTTTTTCATATCCTACATCATGTAGAAATATAACTTTTGTTGGATTTAATTCAAGAATCATTTGTGCTTGTTTTGCACTTAATGAGCCACTGCCTAAAGCAACGCAATTTCTAATTCCGTATGTATGAAATTGTAAAACAGACTTTTCTGCTTCTAGTATGTATACTGTGTTATTTACAAGATATTTATAATTATGAGCATATCCGTACAAAGTTTGGCTACACTGACAGGGAACATGATAATAATATTTCATACCACCATCTTCAACATCATAATTACATCTTGCTTTTATTCCCATTAAATCACCTAGTTGTGTATAAATAGGAATAATGATTGTTTGTGATTCAATGTCATATCTGATATCAAAATATTTTTGTGTTTCTATCGATATATTGTCTTGTAAGAATTTAGTATTTGCACATTTTTTATAATTATCTAGTATTGAATTATCGTATGTATTTATCTGTAAATTTCGTTTCTTTTTAATGCGGTTGTAAAATCCACCAAATATGCCATTGTTTTCATATTGATAATAAAAATTTTCAATATTCAAAACTTTTTTAACCATTGCCAATACATCAGAAAAGGATACTTTTCGTTGTTCTATAATGTAACTAAAAATATCCTTTCTAATGTTTCTGGCATAATCCGTAACAATTAAATATGGATTATCATGCAATTTGATGACAATACTTTTTTTAGAAGAAACTTCATCTCTACCACATTGAATATAGTTTGGACGAATTACAACATTACAATATCCAAATCCTTCAAGGACTTCTTTTAGTTTTTCTGGATTATCCAATAATTGCTTTTTAATTTCTTCTAACATACTTCCACCAAATTCCTATTATGTTATCATCAAGTTATTTGTCCATGTCTGGGTCGGCACTGTGCAATTTCTCTGAATACCGCATAGTCCCCAGAGTATTTCAATAGATATGCAACACCCGTATCTGTGGAGTTAGCCCCAGACCTTGTTTTATCAAGAAAGAGCATTTTCCATACTGCACTTCTATCTGGCTCATACGGTTCTTCTATCCATTTATTATTAATTTTCTTTAATTGAAATGGATTGCAGTAATATTTACTTTTAGGGTCAAATTCTTCTGGATATACGTTTCTAATCAAGAAAAGATTCTCCATTACCTCTTTTGATTGTTTGGCGTTACTTAGAGTACTAGAATCTAAGAACAATTTACCCATAGTATGAATAGCCAACTGTAAAGATGCCAACATAATAATGTTATATTTTTTAGCAATAGCATCTAAATCACGGGTATCTTTAATCAATGCAAGGTCAGTTCTTGAATCTCCTGCTGTATTGAAATCAAGTTTTAAAGTGTCATAAAGAACTGTATCATATCCATGTCTTAATACATTTTCTCTAATTTTCTTTTTAACAACACCCATATTTGCATCAGCAATGGAAATAAATCTCAGTTTACCTTTAAATTCTTCTCTCCAATATTCTTGAACAGATTTCATTTGCTCTCTGTCTTCTGTGGTAATATTGCCACTCATAAGTTTCTTTTTAGTGAGATTGTAGTATCTATTTTTCTTAGCAAGTAACCAAATCAAAAATTTAATTTTGAATTTTTTTACATTTTCTTCGTTTGAAATAATTAATACTTTTCTATCTCTATAAAGCAAAGCCATAATAAGAGTGACATACCAAGTAGACTTCCCTGTCCCTGAGTATCCTGCCATAACAGTTAATGTACCATCAAGCAAACCATTGATTTGTCTTGATAAAAATGGGAAACAGTTGATTTCATTTAATTCATCATCTATTCCACCAACATCAAATGGGACACCATTTTCTAACCCTTCTGCACAATTATCAAAGAATTCATCGTCAAAATCAATTTCTTCTTCTTCTAAAACTTTGCTTGAATAGCCAGTGCCATATGATGCAATTCTCGCTTCATACCAATCAGTTACTTGTTCTGCTGACATTTTGCGGAATATTTTGATAGGGATAATTTTTTTATTTTGAATTTCTATTTCCTTTAATAAATTAAAACCATCATCATGTAACTTTAAAATAATATTTTCTCTATATAAAACATCAGCATAAACATCAAAATTTTGCACATTAATAATATTTATCTGATGTTGAATTGTTTCCCATCCACCACATTCTTCAAATCTCTCTAAAACTTCTTCATTGCAGTTGGATAAAATGGTAATTTCATCGAGAGAAAAAAAGCCTTTTTTGCGTAAATGTGACATTAATTCATAGTAAAAACGCCCATCTTTCGTTATAAAGTCATCTTTTGTGAAGTTAGTTTCATCCAAAAGTAACATATCTTTGAAAAAACAACTTACAACATTACCTTCATTCTCAATTCTGCCTTTCAGAAGTTGTGATGGATATTTTTCTGGAACACCAGAAATAAAAGCACCTTTATTCTTAATCGTCCTCACCAACTTCCATAGTAATATCTTCAAGTGATACTCTTTGTTTGCGAGGTTTATATTTCATATCTGGCATATCAACCTGTACTTCTTTAGGAATATAATTTGATTGCACAGGCTGATTCAATTTTTTTGCTTTTTCTAATTTTGTTGCAATAATTTTAAAGAAATATCTGATTTTGCCAAACTTTGTGTCAAAGTCTTTATTTGTCATTATCATAATAAGTTCTTCAAAATTTTCTGTAACAATATCATTAATTTCTTTCATAGTGTAGAAAGCAAGAAGATTAGTCATTTCTTTATAAAAACGACTGTCTGAAATAGTTTCACCAAAAATATCATATATTTTTCTGTATGTATCTTCTCTTAACATTTGTTCGTTTTTCTTTTCAAGATATTCTTCTTCAGTACAGTAATACTCATTTCTGCCACTATTGTTTACAATTTTAAATGCAGTAACTTTGTCTACTTTTTTCCCACAAACCCTACATTTAGGTGCTGACATAATATTCACCTCTTTGTTTGAAATAGGGAGACTATAAAAGTCTCCCATTTATTTATTTTAGTGCATTACATCATAAATACGTTTCAAGCCATCTGTAGGAACATCATTTAGTTTTCCATATTCTGCAATAATTGCTTTTACTTGTGCTTTCAGAGATGCATCTTTAAGTGCTTTAAATTCAGTACGAATTACATCTGCTAAGTTATCAGGGTATTCAGAATCAATATCAGAATCATCTTCATCTACATCAAAAGGAACTTCATCAGTTTCTTCTTCAATTGTTTCTACGGGTTCATCAATTTCTTCTTCTACTTCTTCAAAACCTTCATCAATGGGGTCTGGCATTGCTACTGGAATGGGTTTAGCCTTTTTTGCAACGGCAACAGCACCAGTTTTAGACTGTTCCATGCCCTTCTCTACTACTTCAACAAATTCTTTACCCATATTAGGTTTATCAAAAATCATATATTCAGGTACAGTACCATCAGCAAATCTACCACCTGCATCAATCAGAGGTGTGCCACGGAAATAAAGTTTTCTAATAGAATCTTTGACGTAACGTTTCTTTTTATCTCCATCACCTTTTTCTTCGATATCTCTGTCAATTACGCCTGTTAGTGTAACGTCAAAAATATCACCAAAGGCAGCTTCATAGTCTGCACCCATATTGGATGTTAACTGCATGTAACCATCTTCTTCCAGACCACCTTTTTCTCTAATCTGTTTAAATTTGGTATGTGCAATTACCCATACACCAAAACCTGCGTTTTGTAGTTTAGTCATCATAGGCTTAATAATATCGTTTGCAGAGTATTTTTCACCTGCTGTATAACCGCCCATTGCACCTTTAATGGATTTTGCTTTTTTATTAGGATTTTCAAGATTGGACTGACGAATTGTTTCTTTATCTGCTAATAGTACAAGTTCATCACCAGTATCAAAAGCAACAATTTCAATATCATGTTCTTTGCCTTTTTCTGCAATTAACCAATCAATCAGTTCTACAAGTTCTTTATATGTAGTAACCTGTGTTACATTCAGATTATCTAACATTTTATAACCAATTTCGTTACCACAACCAATTAGTAGACCACGAGAAGGGTCTTTATATTTTTCAAGAATTACATCTCTAAAAAGTGTTGTTTTACCAAACTTTTTTGTACTTCTTAGATAAATAGACAGATTTTTAATATCTGCTTTAATTGTATTAATTACTGGTTTTTTAAAAGCCATTTTATATCCTCTCTCCTTTCTCAGATATTACAGGTCATCATCGTCATCTTCAAAGATATCTTCAACTGCTTCATCGGCAACTGATTTTACAACCATATCATCTGTTGTATATACAGTTTC